GGCTGTGTCGGCTTCGGCGACGGTCTCGACCCCGATCACCGCGTCGGCTGCGTTCCGCATCGTGCAGGTGGTTCCGGATACGGCGGTCAACGTCATTGCGGCGGGTACGTCGTCTTCGACGACCATCACCCTGTCGGCGTCGAATTCGTCGATTCTTCCGGGTATGGCGGTTAACGGCCCCGGCATCACGGTGGGTTCCAACACCTACGTGACGGCTGTTTCGGGCACGGCAGTGACCATCAACACGGCGGTTACGTCGGCGCAAGCGTCGGCGGTTAACTTCACCTTTACTGGCTATCCGGAAGTGATTGTCGGCTGGAACTTCGGTTACCACGGCTATCTCAACGCGACCGGCGTCTAAGGAGTAATGACAAATGGCAATTTCACGCGCACAACTCCTTAAGGAACTGCTCCCGGGTCTGAACGCTCTGTTCGGTCTTGAGTATGCGTCCTACGGCGAGGAGCATAAGGAACTCTTTGAGGTCGAAACCTCTGAGCGTTCGTTTGAAGAAGAGACGAAACTCTCGGGCTTCAACGCGGCTCCGGTGAAGAACGAAGGTCAGGCGATTGCGTATGACAATGCGCAGGAAGCGTGGACCGCTCGTTACAACCACGAGACCATCGCTCTCGGCTTCTCCATCACTGAAGAAGCGATTGAAGACAACTTGTACGACTCGCTGTCGAAGCGTTACACCAAGGCACTCGCTCGTGCCATGGCGTACACCAAGCAGTACAAGGCCGCTTCGATCATCAACAACGGCTTCAATGCCGGTGGTCAGTACAACGGCGGCGACGGCGTTCCCCTGTTCTCGACGGCTCACCCGTTGATCTCGGGCGGTACGAACAGCAACACCTTCTCGACCAGCCCTGACCTGAACGAAACGTCGCTTGAAGCGGCGACGATTCAGATCGCCGGTTGGACGGACGAGCGCGGTCTGTTGATCGCCGCGAAGCCGCGCAAGTTGGTGGTGCCGCCTAACCAGATGTTCGTTGCGAAGCGTCTCCTCGACACGGAACTCCGTGTTGGCACGTCGGACAATGACATCAACGCTCTGAAGTCGATGGGCACGATCAGCGAAGGGTTCAAGGTGAACCACTTCTTGACCGACACTCACGGCTACTACATTCTCACGGACGTTCCGAACGGCTTGAAGATGTTTGAGCGTGTTGCGCTTCAGAACAGCATGGACGGTGACTTCGATACGGGCAACGTGCGGTACAAGAGCCGCGAACGTTACTCGTTCGGTTGGTCGGATCCGCTCGGCGTGTTCGGCGTGGCCTGATGACGAAGGGGGCCTCACGGCCCCCTTTCTCTAGGAACATTGAGTCTTACGAACCGACCTAGCGGACGTTGCAGAGATCGTAAGGCGACGATACATGACCCCCTGCAAGGGGTAGGAGAATTATCATGGGATTACAGACTCATTTAGGCCCACAACTGTTGGGCACGATCAAGAACAATAATCCGGCAATCGTACTGACGAACACACCGTCACCGACGTATCTTGGCTCGTACCCGACTAACGGTTACCGCAATCTCGGTGCCGGTGACGGCTCGCAGTTTGCGCCGATCTCGTTCACGCAGATGAACACGTCTGCGAACAACTCGTCTGCGGTGTTCTATCCGTATCTGACGACCAACGGTGGCACGGCGCAGCCTATTGTCATTCCGTCGGGGTCGTTCATCAGCAGCATCTATTTGGATGTCGTCATTCCGTTTAACTTCTCGACTATCCCAACGGGTATTACGATGAACATTAACGCGTATGGCGGCACCGGCACGACTATCAGTACGGGCGTTTCGACTGTCACCACGACGTGTACGGCGGCTACGACTAGCGCTACGCAAACCTTCACGTCCACCGCAGGTATCTACCCCGGCATGGTGGTCACGGGCGCGGGTATTACTGGTACGATCACGGTCTCGTCCATCACCAATGCCACGACGCTTGTGTTGTCTGCGTCGATTACTTCGACGGCGACGGCGTACACGTTCACGGCAAGTTCGGTCAGTCTGAGCAGCGGCCTCAACATCGTAACGCACGGCTCCAGTTCGGCTATTACGGCGTATAACTCCGCGCAGCGTAACCAAGTCGGTTCGGGTACCTCGTTCACGTATGTGTCGGGTACTTCGATAACCAACATTGCCGGTATGCAGTACCTCACCAACACGGGTCCGACGGACACGATGCTCGGTGTTACGTTCACGTATACGGGTTCTGGTACGGCAGTCGCTGGCTCTGCGATCCTGTCAGTCAACTACGTCCTCCGTAACCCGGATGGCACGTACTATCCGCAGACGCCGACTAGCCCGATTGCGAACCCGCCGGTCGCTACGTACTAATAGGATACTGACATGGGTAACCAAACTCACCCGAGTCCTACGTTCCCGCAGTATCCCGGCGGTGCGTACGCCATCACGCCGAGTGACACGGCTAACATTCCGTTGCCGAATGGTCACTCGTGCGTGGTTTATGTAGGCACGGGTGGCAACATCCAAGTCACTACGTCGAACGGGGATACCGCGACCTTCACGAACTTGAACAGCGGGTCTATCCTGCCTGTGCAGGTGACGAAGGTCTGGGCGACCAGTACGACTGCTTTAGGCTTGATCGGGATCTACTAACATGACCTTCGGCTTCGGCCTTGGTTTGCCTCATGGCATCACGAGCGGTGGCCCTGCGCTGAACTACAACTTCACGCAGGGCGTACTGCCTCAAGGTGTCACGTTCTCCCGTGGTACGGTTGCAACCCAGTACAACTCGCAGGGGTTGGTGGCGTACGCGCCGTCGAACTTGTATACATATTCGACTGACCTGAATAACGTAATCTGGAATAGCCCAGCAGCGGTTAGAACTTCGGGACAAAGCGCTCCGGACGGCTCGTCAACGGCGGTGTTGTTCACGCCCACGGCGACGGTAACGACGCATAACTTCATTCAGACACTTTCGCTAACCGGAACCTACACGGCGTCGATCTACGCGAAAGCCAATGGATATTCGACGGTCTACATTGCTAACGGCGCACAAACGATAGGCGGGAACTTCAATCTCGCCGCCGGAACGGCTGCATCTCTCGGTAGCGCTCCAGTAACGATCACGTCCGTGGGTAACGGTTGGTACCGTTTATCTGCGACGATACCGCTTACTGCCGAGGCTCCATACTTCTTCATTAACTCGTTGGCGACTTACGCGGGCGATACCGTATCGAGTATCTATTTCTGGGGTCCGCAGATTGAACTGTCCCCCACCGCCACTACCTACACCCCCACGACCACCGCTGCCGTCTACGCACCACGGTTTGACTACGATCCGGGCAACGTGTTGCAGCAGAATTGGTTGTCGTATTCGCAACAATTTAACAATGCAGCGTGGTTTAAAAACTATACAACGGTTTCCCCAAATACGTTGCAAGCGCCGGATGGAACGTACACCGCGTCAACAATTACGAATACTGTTGGACAAAATTCTTACATATCGCAAGGAACACCCGTTTCTGTTCCCGTAGGAACTGCGTATGTGATGTCTGTATACCTTCAGCAATTAGTGGGCAACGGACTTCTTTATCTTGAAAACATTGGCGCTGTTGGAATAACCCCTGTTACTGTCAATTTGTTGGCGGGGACTATTTCCACCGGAACGCTTACGCCCGTTGGGAATGGATGGTATTTGGCCTCATGGCCTACCACAACAAATGCTTCCAGTCCGAACCCGCATTTTGTGATGTACATGAACGTCTACGGCGTTTCAACGTCGGCACAAAGCGTGGGTGTTTGGGGCGCACAAGTTAGCGTGTCATCGGCTCAGTTGCCCTACCTCGCCACCACCTCAACTCCGCAAACCGTCTGCGCCCCCAAGGGCTTGTTGATTGAGGAGTCGCGGACGAACACGGTTCTTTGGTCAACCGCAGTTGGCGGCACAAACGGTTGGACACAAACCGGCGCAACAACCGCTGTAAATTCAAGTACAGCACCAGACGGCACAACAACTGCATCGTTGATTTCGGAAGATACATCGGTTAGCGCGCAACACGCGGTGTACGGGGCGACAACTGTTTCTGCGTCTACAGCAATTGCTTTGACTTGCTATATCAAAGCATCGGGTAGAAGTTACGCCTACATTCAGTATAACGACACCACAAGCGCAAACGATGCGTGGACATCGTTCAACCTAACTACGGGCGCTGTTGTCACGGCTCCAACAACTTTGGGCGGCACGTTTACAAATATGGCGTCTAGTGCCGTCAACGTCGGCAACGGATGGTTCCGCGTAATTTTTACGTTGACTACAAACACCGTAGCCAACGGCACATTTTACATAGGGTCGTCACCAGACGGAGTGCAACGTCTTTTTACAGGATCGGGTGCGGCGGCAATTTATGTTTGGGGCGCTCAATGCGAGATAGGAGCCTTCCCCACCTCCTACATCCCGACCACATCGGCGGCGGTGGGGAGGGGTGCGGATGCTCTTGTTACAACTCCCGCTGCGTCTCCGTGGTTTAACGGTACGGTAGGTACGTTTGTTGTCCAAGCCGATAAAATTGCTCCACTTACTGTTGGCGCTTTGGTCGGCTATTACAACGGAACTGCGTATGGGTACTTAAGCGAAATCACCGCAACCAATAATGGCGGAATTTTTGACACGGCAACTACGTTGCAAAGTGCAAATACCATAAGCACCAACACAACATTTAAATTAGGTACGTTGTACAACGACACGGGCACAACCATGTCGGTATGTTTGAATGGCGGCGCTGTGGCTTCTGCTACACACTCAAGTTCGTTTACAACGACCACTCAAATTGGTTTCGGTGGAAACATCGGTTTTGCGTATTTGAACGGGCATCTTCAGTCCATTCAATACTTCAACTACGCGCTGACTAACACGCAACTTCAAGCCCTGACCTACGCGCAGTACATCTTGCTTGAGAACGGCAACCGAATTCTGCTGGAGAACAACTCCGGCGACATCTTATTAGGATAGAACAATGGCTGACACTAAAATCTCGGCTCTTGCATCAGGCGTACCGGCGGTAACGACGGACCTGATCCCCATCGCTCGCGGCACGGCGAACTACAGCCTCACGGCTGCGAGCCTCCTTGCTCAGACTGGTTCATTACTTCAAGTCGGTTCTACGGCTGTTGGTATTGGTACTTCAAGTCCTGCGACGTTCTTAGACGTATCGTACTCAGGCGGTATGGCTCGGTTCGGTGGTGCGTCCAACAACAATATGGTGCAGGTAACTTCTGCACAAACGCTTGGTATGTGGGCAGGTGGTAATTCTCAAATCTACAGTTCCGTTGGATTAATTTTCCTAGTTGGAGCAACAACCGGTACTGGTACGCCTACGGGTGGTACGCAGACCATGACTCTTGGTACGAATGGGGCAGTCACCCTCGCAGGGTCTTCGACTTCTGCGTCGCTTACGGTCAACAATACTGCAACTCTAAATTCTTCCGCAATAGTTGTTAGCACTGCAGGTGCGGGCAACACCGGCATTGTCGGAGTACAAGTTTCTGACGGTGTTACTACAAGTGTCTACGGGTACACCGTTGGTACGGCTCACTTCGTCGGAACAAGTACTAGTCACGCTCTTGGATTCATAACCGGTAACGTAAATCGAGCCACTATAAGTAACACCGGTAACGTTACGATCAACGCTCCGACAAGCGGCACAGCGTTAACTATTACGGGGACAAACTCGACGACTGGTATAGGTGCTGTAATTGCGGGGTCCTACACTGGCGCAGGTACTACGCAACTTTTGTCGCTTAACGATCTCAACAATACCAATGGCGTAAATTTAAAACTGACCGGTAATGGCGCAACTACGCCGTCTAAGACGATCCGCGTCAGTAACGGCAATATGGAAATATTGAACGACGCGTACAGCGCGACGTTGCTTCGAGTAGTCGATAGCGGAGTTATTCAAATTCCTGCAGGCGGCGCTATGCGAATCGTGGCGACCACATACGCGACTATTCCCGCAGCAGCCACGGCGGGTGCGGGGGCGCAGGTGTGGATTACGGATTCCGGTACGGCGTACACGGGCGCGAATATCGGTACTATTATCAGCGCGGGCGGCGGTGCAAATCTCGCTCCATTGTACTCTGACGGCACTAACTGGCGAATTGGCTAAAAACGGGGGATTGAAATGACTCTGGAACTCTCGACTGAAGAAGCACAGGCTCTCCTCAACTTCATCGACCTTGGCCTCAAGGCCACGGGTCTGGGTTCGGCGGAAGCGGCGGTGGTTCTGTCCAAGAAGATTCAGGACGCCGCGAAAGAAGCGGCTAAGGCGGCAGAATGAGCGTTACCTACACGACGAGCGTTACGTCCTTGGTCACCGTGCCGTCGCAAGACGGCCTGACGGATGTTGTCACTGCCGTGAACTGGCAGGTCTTGGCGACGGACGGGACGTACTACGCGCAGCAGTCGGGCACCGACGCGGTGGGGCCTCCCAATCCGGGCGACTTCACGGCGTACCCGAATCTGACTCAGGCACAGGTACTGAGTTGGATCCCTGACCCGTCCACAGCGGACGTGCAAGCGTACCTCGCGTCTAACATCGCCCTACAGGCCAACCCGCCTGTCGTGACCCTGCCACCGCCTTGGGGATAATCCGTGAGCGACCACAACGACACCATCAAGCACAGCCTAGATCTCGCTTTCGCTGCGGTAGTGGGCGGTGCGTGGCTACAGGTACTGCCGACGGTAACGACCATTGCGGGCCTCGTGTGGTACCTGCTCCGGATCTGGGAGTCGGAGACGGTCAAGCAGTTGACGGGTAGACCCATGAGCAATCGTGACTGGATAGACACGATGCAATTCCGCAGCCTGAGAAAAAGGCAAGAAGATGCCGAGCGTAAGAATTAGCGTTCAATGAAAGGAAATCAAATGCCTTCTGTTTCAACTAAGCAGCACAACCTCATGGAAGCCGTGGCACACAATCCCGGCTTTGCCAAAAAGGTTGGCATCCCACAGAAGGTGGGTAAACATTTCCATGAGGCGGACAAGATGAAAGGCAAGAAATTCGCGATGGGCGGCCCCGCGGCACCGGGAACGCAAGCCGGAGGTCCGGGGGCGGCTATGTTAATGTCAGGCGCTCCGATTCCGACGGGCGGATTGATGCCCGGATTTTCGGGGTCTATGGCGGGAAGAGGTCCGGGCGGCCCTAACGCTTTACCGGGGATGCGCCCCCCTATGATGCGTCCCGGCATGGATCGGGGCCGTATGCACATGAAAAAAGGTGGACATGTGAAACCGAATGAATTGAAAGGCAAGGCGAAGGAAACGAAGTCCATCGCCGCTGCCGAAATGAAAGCCCTGAAGCGCGGTCACGCGCCGAAGGAAGTTATGGAACACGAAAAAGCGGAGCATAAGGCTATGGGCTACAAGAAAGGCGGTCACGTCGAAACCCCGAAGAAGGGTTTTGCGATGGCTGAGACCAAAGGTGGTCGCAAGCCACCGCACAGTCACAAGGGCGAAGAAGGCGATACCAAGCTGAAGGGCTTCGGTATGGGCAGGGGCGAAGGCAAGGGTCGTAAAGTCACCAAGGCTGAAAAGCCGAAAGACGAGACCAAGACCAAAGGCTTTGCCATGAAGAAGGGCGGTCACGTTAAGCACCACGCCAAAGGTGGCGCTGCCAAGGCTGCTCACAAGCCGAAGCCGAAAGGCAAGATCAATCCGGCGGCACTTGCTGCCATGATGGGGCCTCCGGGCGGCGCTCCTCCGATGGGTGGCGCTCCGGGGATGAAGAAGGGTGGGCATATTAGCCACCACCATCACCACCACTACGCCAAGGGCGGTCACGTCAAGAAAGAGCCGGAATCGGGGCCGTACATGGTGCGTAAAGTCCACAAGGCGGCTGAAAAGCCGCACCGGAAGGAAGACGGCGTTGCACAGCGTGGACACACCCGTGGCAAAGAAGTGAGAATGGCCTCGGGCGGTCATGTTGGCTCGCATCCGTCTCGTCGCGCTGACGGTGTTGCAGAGCGCGGTCACACCACTTGCAAGATTCGTTAAGGAGTATCCAAATGTCGAAGCACGGTCATCACGGTCATCTCAAGCCTCATCATTCCAAGGGTCATCACGGTCCACACGGCTCGCACGAGCATGTGACCCATGAGCATCACCCGGAGCATCATGAGCCGAAGCACCACACCCATCACATGACGCCGCACCACATCCATCACAAGCATGGCGGTCATGTTGATTCGCACATGCCGCATCACGAACACATCCGTAAGCACTATCACGGGAAGTAAGTGATGAAAGCTTCACGGGGCATGGGAGCCATGAATCCCAGTAAAGTCCCTACCCCCCGTACTGGGAGGAAGGTCCATGCCCCCGTGAAGGCTTGTTCTGGTGGACGTATGGCGAAGGGCGGGTTGGCATGGACTCGCAAAGAGGGGAAAAACCCCAAAGGCGGGCTGAATGCCAAGGGACGAGCCTCGTATAACAAGGCTCATGGCGCACACTTGAAGGCTCCCGCGCCGCATCCGAAAACCAAAAAGGATGCCGGTAGGCGTAAATCTTTTTGTGCCAGAATGTCAGGTATGCCGGGGCCTATGAAAGACGATAAAGGAAGGCCGACACGTAAAGCGCTGTCGTTACGAGCATGGAACTGTTAACTTGCACAAAATGTAAGCAAGAAAAACCCGGTACTCCGGAGTTTTTCCCATTGCATAACAAAAAGATCAATGGGCTAGACAGTTGGTGCCGGAAGTGTCGTAGCACCTATCGTTCAGAAATACGCCGGGGGAATTTTCGCGATGTGATTTCTGACGAAGATTTGAAAGATCTTATTCAGACCACTAAAGAGTGTGTTATTTGCGGTAGTGATGATAGCCCTCTTGTGGTTGATCATGACCATAAGACGGGGCAGGTTAGGGGCTTACTATGCAGCCATTGCAATCGCGGACTGGGGCATTTTAGAGATAGTCCTGAGTTGCTGGAATTTGCGCGAATGTATCTGTTAGCGCAGAAAGACGATCCCGAGTGGCTTAAATACTCTGAGGCATCCTAATGACCGCTACACTGTCCGGGCTTACAACGTTTAATCCGAACCTCAACGACGTTGTTGAGGAGGCGTTTGAGCGTTGTGGCGCAGAGTTACGCTCGGGATATGACCTGCGTACGGCTACGCGCAGTCTGAATCTGATGTTCATGGACTGGGCCAATCGCGGCGTCAATCTGTGGACGATGGATCTGTCGTATCAACAGGTGCTGACTTCGGGCGTTGCGACCTACACGGTTCCGTCCGATACGGTGGACTTGCTCGACCATGTGATCCGTACAGGGTCTGGGACGACGCAGCAGGACATCAACATCACGCGCATCTCCAGTTCGACCTACCTCATGATCCCCAACAAGACGGCGACAGGCCGTCCGATTCAGGTGTGGATCAATCGGTTGAGCGGTCAGACGGCGGCGGGTGGTAGCACTACAACATACGCGCCCACGATCACGGTTTGGCCTACACCAGACAATTCTACGACATATACGTTCGTAGCGACGCGGCTGCGGCGTATTCAGGATGCGGGAACAGGTCTCAACATTCAGGACATGTCTTTCCGGTTCTGGCCCGCGATGTGTTCGGGTCTGGCCTACTACTTGTCTATGAAGATCACCGGGGCTGAGTCACGTACGCAGGTTCTTAAGATGGCGTACGACGAGGATTGGCAACGCGCGGCAGACGAAGACCGCGAGAAGGCGGCGATCCGGTTTGTTCCACGTGAAACATTCCTACGGTGATGTATGCCTAGTCGGTTTGCATCGGCTAAAAATGCAATTGCGGAATGTGACCGCTGTGGGTTCCGTTACAAACTGACGGAACTCAAGAACCTTGTCATCAAGACCAAGAACGTCAGTATCAAGGTCTGCCCGACATGTTGGGAACCGGATCAACCGCAGTTGCAGTTAGGTCTGTATCCAGTCAACGACCCGCAAGCGGTGCGGGAGCCTCGCAAGGACATCAGTTATTACACCGCGAACGGTGTGAATGGCGGTGACGGTGGTAGCCGTATCTACCAATGGGGATGGAATCCAATCGGGTATAACACATCGTTTTTGCCTGAGACGCCTAACGATCTAATCGGCGTCGGTGGCGTGGGTACGGTTACTATAGCGTTCTCCTAGGAGAGTTAGATGAAGAAGCACGACAAGCATCACGACGGCAAGAAGCACATGGCGGCGGGTGGTGTCACTGGCGAAGCCATGAAGAAGTATGGGCGCAATCTCGCCCGTGCGATGAACCAGAAAGCCGCGTCGCATAAGAGCGGCGGTCGGGGGCGGTAATGAGCAACAAATGGCAGGATTTTAAGTATTTCGGGTGGGATGAACCGAACCCCATCGGGAAGTACAAGCAGCCTATGAAGAACCCTCGGTTCACCGACGGTCAGGGCTACGAGTCTGATGAACTCGACCGCATGGGCACCAAGACCTACGGTCGTTGGGTGCGCCCGTTGAACGGCGACAAGAAGGAACGCCTTGAGATCCGTGGTTGCAAGAACACGACTCGCGGCAAGCACTTCTACGAGGATCACCAAGAGCGCGATCAGGTTCGTACTAAGGCTCGTCCGGGCAAGCACGAGGACTGATAGGCCATGCAGGTCATCTACAGCACGTCGTCGTCTGCGACGAACAACTTGTACACGATGATTCAGAACTACTGTGAATCGTCGGAAGCGTCGTTCGTTGCGAACATACCGAACTTTGTACAGTTAGCGGAAGAGCGGATCTATAACTCTGTTCAGCTTCCTGTCATTCGACAGAACGCGACGGGTACGATGACTGCGGGCAATCAGTATCTCCAGTTGCCTTCCACGGTCGGCGGTGTGCCGGTGTCTTGGCTGTCGATCTTCTCGGTCGCGGTCATCAACCCGAACAACATCGCGGGTAACATCAGTCAGGCGTTCTTGCTCGACAAGGACGTGAACTTCGTTCGCCAGTCGTATCCAGACCCTACGATCACCGGTACGCCGCAGCACTATGGCGTGTTTGACTCCAGTACGCTGATTCTTGGCCCTACGCCGGATCAGAACTACGCGGTCGAGATGCACTACTACGGTTACCCTGCGTCCATCGTGACGGCAACCAATACATGGTTGGGCAATAACTTCGGTGAAGTATTGCTGTACGGTGCGGTGCGTGAAGGATACGTCTACCTGAAGGGTGAGACGGACATGGCACAGAAGTACGACCAGATGTATCAGGAAGGCATGGCGCTGCTCAAGCAGCTTGGCGATGGCAAAGACCGTCAGGACGCGTATCGCTCCGGACAGGTTAGGGTCAAAGTACAATGAGCGGTATCACACAATGTATGACCACCTCATTCAAGGTGGACTGTTTGGGCATCGTGTCCAACGCCAAGATCGCGTTGTACTTAGTTGCCAATAGCGCGTCGTTAGATGCGACCACGACAGCGTACACCGCAACGGGCGAGACCACGGGTACCGGCTACACTGCCGGTGGACTCGCGTTGACCATAGGCACAGCGCCAACATCTAGCGGCACAACGGCGTACTTGGGCTTCAATAACGTCTCGTGGCCCGGAGCGTCGTTCAGCGCGGACGGCGCACTCATCTATAACTCGGTGACGGGACACTCTATCGCCGTGTTGAACTTCGGCGGTACCAAGACCGTTACGTCGGGTACGTTCACAGTACAGTTCCCCGCTGCCGCACCGGGGACTGCAATCGTTCAAATATCCTAGGGGTAGGCTATGAGCAGTAAGCGTTCTAAAGAGGGTTATCTGATCATCGACCATCGGGCAACAGAACCTGTTCCTGATGAAATCATGGTAAAAGACGGACTTCCTCCCGGTTCCGGTCGTGGAGTGTTTGAGTCTGCAACGTATACGTGTTCACACTGTGAATACGTTGTAGTGCTGAATCCTAACCGTACTCGTGAACGCGAGTATTGCCGTGGATGCGACAGTTATATTTGTGATGGCTGCGGAGTTCTAAAAAAGAACGGCGCGCCGTGTAAAACCATGAAACAGATTGTAGATGAAGTAATGAACGCTGCTGAAAAGCAGTCGGGATTAATTATTGTTCCTTAAGGAGATTTGCAATGGCTAAGGTATCCAGTCAATTTTCATCGGTCCCAATGACCATCACCACTATCGGTAGCGCGGCGTCGTCCGGCGGTTTCATGGCACTTCTCGGTGTCGCTTCGTCGGTCGCAAAGATCAGCGAAATCTACATGGGTGGTGAAGCCACTTCGTCTTCGCAGGTGGCGAGCATGGTGTTTGCGCGTGTTACTACGCTAGCAGCCACTCCCGCTGTAGGTAACGCCACGACTATCTTCACGGATATCACGGCGGTTGCACCTACCTTGGCTGCGACTCCGGGGTTCACCTCCGCTGGCACTGGCCCGACTTCGGCGTCGGGTTCGCAGATTCTTCACTTGTCGTACAACGCGTACGGCGGCATTGTGCGTTGGGTGTCGTCGCCTGATCAGCAGATCACGATGTACGGTGCCGGTGCGTATACCGTTGGTACTCAGGGTACCGGTGGTAGCATGAACTTGATTCAGGTCGGTGGTACGGCGTCCACGATGTCGGGTCACATCTTGTACGAAGTGATGTAAGAGGAGAACGCCGTGGCAGCAAACGGGTTAATGTACACGGCGTCGTTCAACGCCACGTCTGGTTTTGCGGGCGGTACAGTACAAGATCTTTGGCAGATCACTGCTTCTGCCACGGCATCCATCCTCATCCATTCGTGGCGCGTCACGATGCTCCCGGTGATTACATCGGGCGTGGCGCAGGACTTGCGGTTCAATCTTCAAATCCTTACGCGATCTGGTACGGCGGGTACCGGCGGTACAGCGGTTACTCCTGTTCCGGTAAACAAACGCAATACGGTAACGGCTACTTCAGTATGGACTCGTAACGTAACTGCTGTAGCTACTGCGGGTAGCATTATCTCCAACGACTACGTATCAGTCGTTGTACCGTACGAACGTGTCTATACGCCGGATCAGCGTATCGTGCTTCCGGCTGCGGCGTCGGGATCGTTCCTTTCGTTGTATATGCCTACACCTCCGGGCGCTACAGTTGTTGGTTGGTCAACTGAAGTCTATTTCGAAGAGATCTGAGGGTATGTCATGGGCGCGGCAAATGGTTCGATGTATGTCGCGTCCTTTGGGCCTAACGTCATTCAGGCTGTTGCTCAAGACCTGATACAAATCTATCCATCGACAAATGACGCGCAAACCACTGTCATTCATTCGTGGCGGCTGACGGTACAGCCGTTAGATAAATCGGGCGTCTCACAAGATGACCGCATGACTTTGCAAGTGGTGCGGCGTAGCACCCTGTCAACAACGGGCGGTGCAGTTGGGTTTTTGGGAACGCAATTTATTACACCCACTCCGTTGCAGCCTAAATCGGGCACGGCGGTGACTAACGTAGAAACTAACTTAAACGTACTGGGTACGTTAGGTTCAGTGATTGAGTCTGACACTGTGTCGGTGATGTATCCGTGGTCGCGTACGTACCGCGAAGATCAACGTATACCTATCGTAGCGGATGATGGTGTGACTTATCCGTCTCTGCCCGTTTGCTTATATTTGGCTACGCCACCCAGTACGTGGTATTTGATGAGCGGCGAGGTTGTCTTTGAAGAACTGAGCACGTAACGATGGCAGCCGTTACATTTGTCCGATCTACCGTAGGATCGACAACAACTGCTGCAACTTTAACGCTTACCGTTACAGCGCCTACAGTCGGTGATTACCTTGTTGTCTCGGTGTTCGGCACGACATCGAACTCAACGGGGCCGCTCAACGCTGACCTTTCTACCGCAACGGTTACCGATAACGCGACGGGTGGAACAAACACCTACACGCGACAAACGGCGCTGTATAACAACACCGTTGATTCGGTCAGCAACTTTGACTCGGCGGGTATCGCGGTCTTTCTGGCCCCGGTATCGCGTACCAACGCAGGTACGTTCACCGTCACGATCACAACGTCCATTAACACGACTGCCAACAATGGGTACTCGGTTGGTGCGGTCGTATCGGAATGGTCAGGCGTTGCAGGCTCGGAAGGGTTCTCAACCCTCAATGCGTTAATCACAAACCCTCATGGATACAGCGCGTATCCCACGTTGACTGCAACACTTCCCGGCGATGCGCTTGTCACTAGCCAAGTATCAAGCGGCGATACGGCGGCGGCGTTTACGCAGGGCTTGGGCATCACAAGTGTCTTTTCCTCATCCGGTACGTCGGTTGAGTACGTTTCCGTTACCAATGCTCGGCAGGTCAACGGCACGTTCCTGTTCTCGCCTGTCAACGATCCGAGCGGCGGCACGACGTTTGCGGGTATCGCGTTACTGCTCAAGTCCACCAACACGGCGGTAGCGTCTGTTGCGGGGCATAACGTCGAGTTCTCGCCGCGCGAGTTCCCGTTACAAGCCTACGATGCTTGGAACGGCTTCCCACGCCCCCCGGCTACCTATAACGGGTTGATGTTCAATCGTACGGCGGCAGCGGCCCCCGCTACGGTACCGATACTGCTTCAGGGTAAGGATTTTCAGAATCCTATTGTACGCCCGCCTCCGGTTTACGTGCCGCCCGACGTACTTACGGTACGCAAGATCTCGGCTCCGTTTAACCAGACCGACTGGCAAAACCCTGTCGTATCCAGAGCCTCGGCGGTAGTCCATGCGTTTGCAGGGTCTGTACTGACTCTACTGGCCGTAACGGCGACGCCCGTACCGTTTACGCTCAGAGCAAAAGACCTACCCAATCCGGTTACCCGTGTTGCGGCGCAGCAGGACGTTGGATCTAACAACACGATTCGACAGGTTGCACCAACAGCAACCCCGATCACGCTGCTACCGAAAGACCTACCCAATCCGGTTACCCGTGTTGCGGCGCAGCAGGACGTTGGATCTAACAACACGATCCGACAGGTGCCCCCGCCACCATTTAGGCCAGTCGATGCACCTAACCCTGTAACACGGCTCTATCCGATACCGGATCAACCTGACTTTTTACGGCTGCTGAATTTCGCTGCACCGTTTAATTTAACGGATCAGCCGAACCCGTCAATCAGGGTTTACCCGCAACCGGACGCGGTTCAAAACAACACGATCCGACAGGTGCCCGCGCCGCCGTTCAAGCCCGTTGACCTGCCTAACCCGATCACGCGGCTCTCACCCCTGCCAGATTCGCCCGATTTCATGCGGTATCTGGCGGTACCGGGGCCGTTTAAGCAATCGGATTGGCTCAACCCGATCACAAGGGTCTACCCGCAGCCTGACGTTCTACCTAATACAACTATTAGGCAAGTTGCTCCAGTCCTAGCCCCGTTCGTACCGGCGGATCTTCCAAACCCGCTTACACGAATTGCGGCGCAACCTATCCCGCCGGACTTCCTGACGATTCGGTCGATCTCGGCTCCGTTTAACCAGACGGACTTCCCGAATCCGGTTACACGCATTGCGGCACAGCAGGATGTAGGCGCGAACTACACCTTGCGGCAGATGATTCCGGCAGCGCCGTTTAGCCTGAGAGATTGGGCCAATCCGGTTACGCGTAGTGCGTTGTTGCCTGATGTAGGAAATAACTACACCATTCGGCAAGCAGTACCGCTGGCTCCGTTTACTCAGACCGACTTTCCGAATCCGATTCCGCGCCTTGCGACGCAGCAGGATGTCGGGGCGAACTACACTCTCCGACAGGTCATAGCCCCGACTCCGTTCAATCAGACCGACTGGCCCAACCCGCAGTTCCGGGCACCGCGCGGCATCACGTTCGATCCCGCGTACCTGCAACCGCCCCCGTTGGTCATCGTACTTGTCACAGGCGTATCAGGTTTTGGTACAATCGGGCAAGTTTCGATCCAGATCACGCAACTCTGGAATCCGGTTAACGACTCCCAGACTCCCAACTGGGGTGTGTTGCCGGACTCCCAGACGCCGAACTGGATCCCGGTCGTTGACGCACAGACCCCCGGATGGACTGTCGTTAGCGATCCGCAGACGCCAAACTGGACTTCAGTTAGCGTCGCGCCGACAACTGCTTGGACAACGATCAGCGACGCGCAGACTCCAAACTGGGTAGCCGTCAATGACTCGCAAACGTCGAATTGGGTTGCAGTTACAAATTCGCAGACTCCCAACTGGGCTGCTGTCGGGGATACGCAAACGCCAAATTGGTCAGCGGTCAACAGCACAGCACCTCAGTATCTGCTACTTGAGAACGGCAACCGGATTCAGTTGGAGAATGGCTCTGGTGATATAACGCTAGAGGGTTCTCAGTGGACCCCGGTTAACGACGGGCAGACCCCGAACTGGAAGTGATCAATGGCTAATAGTTACACGCCCAACCTTCAAATTACTCTGATGGCGACGGGCGATCAGTCGGGCCAGTGGGGTACGACAACTAATAACAACTTCCTCTATGCGATAGAGCAAGCCATCACGGGCGGTGGCTCCATTGCGTGTACGGGCGGCACGGACGGCACGGGGGCAATTACGTCGGGCGCTACGTCGCCTACGGCACGAAACGTTTACCTCACGTTGACGGGTACAGGTGGTGGCACGCTGGTCGTTCCTACGACGCCTAAGCTGTACTTTGTCTATAACAGCACAAGCGCCGCGATCACGATCCGCCCCGGTACGTTCTCACCCAACACTCCGACGGGAACAGGTATCAGCGTTCCGACGG